GCTCCAAAGAAAAAAGCAGTGAGGAAAAAGAAGAGTGGCAGTTAATGAAGCTGGTAATTACACTAAGCCTAAAATGCGTAGAGCTTTATTTAATCGCATAAAGGCTGGGTCAAAAGGTGGTGGTGCTGGTCAGTGGTCAGCACGAAAGGCTCAAATGCTTGCAAAGCAGTACAAGGCTAAAGGTGGGGGATACACCTCTTGAAAGCTCCGCAAAAATCTTTACTGAATTGGGGTAAGCAAAAATGGAGAACCAAGAGTGGAAAGCCATCTACTCAAGGGCCAAAAGCTACAGGCGAAAGGTATTTACCTGCGAGGGCTATCAAAGCGTTATCATCGAAAGAATACGCAGCAACCAGTGCTGCTAAAAGAAAAGGACGTAAGGCTGGTAAGCAGTTTGTCAGCCAGCCTAAAAAGGTACGAGATAAAGTAAAGGCTTACCGAACATGAGTTTCATGCATACCCTTAAAAAGGAAGAGCGTGATGTATTGCGCGTTGTTGTAAAGAAGGTTCACCTTTGCCATCACCCAGAAGAATTTTGCACTGACCAAGAGGCCGACAAGGTTATTGCCGCCATAGGCCCAGAGGTTGTTGAGCGAATGATTAAGTTTGGCAAGGATCATAAGGTTGACCAACTTTAAGTACAAGCCTGATGGCGAAATCTTAAAATCATTTATGAAAGATAATAACTTCTTTCGTGGTATCCGTGGCCCTGTTGGTTCTGGAAAATCTGTTGCTTGTTGCGTTGAGGTCTTTCGTAGAGCCTTACAGCAAGAGCCAAACAGCGATGGGATCAGGCGTAGCAGATGGGCAATCATTCGTAATACCAACCCGCAGCTTAGAACCACTACAATAAAGACTTGGCTAGATTGGTTTCCCGAAGATGATTGGGGCAGGTTTCATTGGTCGGTTCCTTATACACATCATATTAAGAAAGCAGATTTAGAGCTTGAGGTTATCTTCCTAGCTCTTGACAGGCCAGAAGATGTAAAGAAACTTTTGTCTCTTGAACTTACTGGCATCTGGATTAACGAAGCTAGGGAAATACCTAAGTCAATTATTGATGCTTGCACTATGCGTGTTGGTCGATTCCCCTCAATGCGTGATGGTGGGCCTAGCTGGTCTGGCGTTATAGCAGACACCAATGCGCCAGAAGAAGACCACTGGTGGCCTATTATGTCAGGCGAGGTTCCTGTTCCTGACCATATTCCTATTGAACAAGCTAGAATGTTAGTCAAGCCTGACAACTGGAATTTTTATAAGCAACCTTCTGGAATGAACGAAATCAAAGATGACCAAGGTAATGTTCTTGATTATGAGCCAAATAAAAATGCTGAGAACCATAAGAACATGCTCAATACTTACTATACAAATTTAGTAAGAGGTAAAACAAAAAGCTGGATTGATGTCTATGTTATGAATAGATTAGGTGCAATCCAAGAAGGGAAGCCTGTATACGGAATGTTTGCCCCTGATATGCACATAGCTAAAGAGCCTGTACCAATTGCAGATGGTATACCTTTGTATATTGGTGTTGATTTTGGGCTTACCCCTGCTGCTGTGTTTGGTCAAAAGGTTCGTGGACGCTGGCTTATACAATCTGAGATTGTAGCTATTGATATGGGCATTGTTAGGTTTGCAGAACTGTTGCGCCAAGAAATAGCAACTCGGTTTGCTCACCTAGATGTTCATATTTATGGCGATCCTGCTGGTGATTTCCGCGCACAAACTGATGAAGATACACCATTCCGCATACTTAGAGGGGCGGGTTTAAGAGCAACCCCTGCGCCAAGCAACTCTGTTGATCTAAGATTAGAAGCTGTATCGTCTTATCTAAATAAAATGGCAGACGGAAAGCCAGCATTTATGATTGATAGGCGTTGCCCTACACTTATTAAAGGGTTTGAGGGCGGTTATTCTTACAAGCGCATACAGGTTTCTGGCGAAAGATATGATGACAAACCTGATAAAAACATGTACTCGCATATACATGATGCTCTTCAGTATCTAATGTTAGGGGCTGGCGAAGGTAGACAGCTTATATCGGGACAGAAACAGGCTGTTGCTTTTAATGCAAGGGCTGACTTTGATATATTTAGAAAAAAACCAAAGGGTAGACAACGACAGGGTTTATGGGCAAGGATGTAAAATGTGCGTTGCGTTCTTGTTTGTTTTGTGCGTATAGATATTAATCTAATATAAGGAGATTCGCTATGTGTTTTGGAGGAGGAGGAAGTAAGCCGCCGCCACCTGATAAGTCTGCCGAGGCTGAACAGGAACAGAAAAAGGAAGAAGCTATTGCTGAGAAAAAAGAAATTAAGCAAGAAGCTTTGGAAGAAACAGTAGCTAGACGCAAGGGTGGCACAGGCAGACGCTCCCTTATTAAAAGCTCTGGCGGTGGAATGGGTTTTTACAATAAGTATCTTTCATAATGATCTTAGCTGAAGAAAATCATTCTGGCGTTTTCGCTGACGATAAAATTGCTGCTTTGTACTTAAAGAAGTATGAAGCAGCAAAAAATCTGCGTGAAAACTTTGTTCCTTTGTTTGAAGAGTGTTACGAATACTCACTACCTCAGAGAGAATCTTTTTATGCGGAAAGTATCGGTCAGCGTAGGGACGATAAAATCTTTGATGAAACGGCAGTGGTTGGCGTTCAAGAATTTGCCTCGCGCTTGCAGCAGGGTTTGGTTCCTAACTTTGCTAGATGGGCAGATTTTACTGCGGGTTCTGAAGTCCCAAAAGAACAAAAAGATGAAATCAATAATGAGCTTGATGAAGTCACAGAGTATGTATTTGAAGTTATCCAAAACTCTAACTTCGGTCAGGAAGTCCATGAATCGTTTATGGACTTGGCGGTAGGAACAGGAGTTCTTGCTGTATCTGAGGGCGATTCAGTACATCCTATAATGTTTTCTGCTATCCCCTTACCCCATGTTGTACTTGATACAGGGCCAGATGATACGATAGATCATGTATATCGTGAACGTCAGGTTAGGTTTTCTGATATACCGCACATGTATCCTAACGCTACATTAGGCGAAAAAATTAACAAAAAAATTCAAAACACTCCTGATGAAAAAACAAAAATACTTGAAGTGGTCTGCAAAGACTATACTGTAAAAAATGAAGACGCTTTCTTGTTTCACGCAATCGAGATGTCTACAAAAGATATAATAAAATCAGACACTTACAAAGGAGTGGGGTCAAATCCATTTATATGTTTTCGCTGGTCTAAATGCAGTGGTGAGGTTTATGGGCGTGGCCCTCTTATCAATGCGCTTAGTGCAATCAAAACCACCAACCTGACAATTGAGTTGATACTTGAAAATGCACAAATGGCAATCTCAGGCATTTATCAAATGGACGATGATGGTGTTATTAACCCAGATACTATCAATCTTGTCCCCGGAACCGTCATACCCAAAGCCCCCAACTCGTTGGGTTTACAGCCTATTAAAGCTGCTGGTTCTTTTGATGTTGCTAATCTTGTTTTATCTGACATGCGATTAAATATTAAACGAGCTTTATACAATGACATGCTTGGTAATCCTGACCGAACCCCTGCTAGTGCAACAGAAGTTACAGAGCGTATGGCAGATTTGTCACGCCGTATTGGTTCTGCTTTTGGACGATTACAAGCTGAACTGGTACAACCTGTATTACAACGTGTAGTTTATATCCTTAAAAAACAAGGACGTATAACATTACCAACAATTAATGGCAGAGAAGTAAAAGTTCGATCTGTGTCACCGCTTGCACAGGCTCAAGCAAACCAAGATATTTCCTCCGTCGCACGTTTCTTAGAGCTTGTGCAAGGACGATTTGGGCCTGAACTAACTAACATACTTATTAACTCTGAAGAAACTGCGGCATATCTTGCTAACAAGTTTGGCGTTCCTGATAACTTGGTGCGAGATTTGGAGGAGAGAAAGCAGCTTGTAGCCATGGCACAGCAGATGGCACAGCAGCAACAACAGCAGCAAATGATGGGGCAAGCCCCACCACAGGAGTAATGATTGGCGAAAAACAATAATGCCTATATAGGCGTTGACGGATTTCATCGTAATCAGAGTGAAGACGCAAAAATTAGCTTAAACACAGCAGCATTATTTGGAACTGAACTTGGTCAAGAGTTTCTTAAATATCTGCGTTCCATAACAATAGAGTTAGTCAATGGCCCCGCAGTAAGTGATGGTGAGCTAAGACATGTAGAAGGCCAAAGGTATTTAGTTGGCCTAATAGAAACTCGTATTAAACATGCACATAAGGTAAAGAACAATGAGTGAAGAACAACAAGCTGAAGCACCAGCAGAAACACAAGTAGTTACTGAAGGTGGTGATCCATTACTTGCAGACGCTGCTCCTAGTGAGCGTCCTGATTGGCTGCCCGAAAAGTTTACAACACCAGAAGCTATGGTTGAATCTTATTCAGAGCTTGAATCTCATGTTGGGAAAAAAGAAGAAGACATAAAAAGCTCTTTAATGGAAGAGCTTGAAACAGAAGCTTTTGCTAATAGACCTGCTACAGCAGGTGATTATGTTTTGCCCGATAGCATAGATGAATCTCTAGCAGCAGAAAATCCTTTGTTACAATGGTGGGCTAACCACGCATGGGAAAATGGATTTAGTCAAGAAGAGTTTGAAGGTGGCATCCAAAAGTATGCTGATTATACTGGTGCTGATGGGCCAGACTATGATGCAGAGCTAGCAAAACTTGGAGACAATGCTAAAGCAAGAACAGATGCTGTAGAGTTGTTTGCTGCTAATACGTTTGCTGAAACTGAATTGCCAGCTATAGAAAGAATGTGTGAAACGGCAGAAGGTCTTAAAGCCATGGAACGCATTATGGAAATGACAAAGCAATCAGGCCCAGCAACAACATCCCAACCTGTTAGCAAGGTAACTAAAGAATCTCTTGAATCTAAAATGCTTGATCCTAGATGGCATGATCCATCAAGGCGTGATCCTGCTTTTGTTAAAGAAGTAGAGGATGGGTGGAAAACTCTTTATCCTAATGGATAAGGAGATTATGAGAATTGGTAGGCTTTCGCTAGTTAAAAGCCGACCAGAACATGCTGAAGCTATATGTGACTATCTGAGGTTCAATGACCGAAGAGAGTGTTTAATATGGGGCGTAACACCACTAGAGGCTCTTACTGAGCCTTTAGTTATTAGTGGGTCAAAAACTTTTACACTAAGATTAGACAATGATCCTATTGCCATGACAGGGAATGTTCCAATAGAAGATCGCTTTGGACGTATATGGATGCTTGGTACTGGCGGTATCAATAATAACTTTCGACCCTTTCTAAGAGGGTGTCGAGGCGTAATTGAGCTACTGCAAGAGGGATATGATTCTTTAGAAAACTATGTTCCTGTAGACCATCACGAAACAATAATGTGGCTTTCTTGGTGTGGGTTTACCTTTGATGAAGAGATTTATGAAATCTGTGGTCATCAGATGATGCGTTTTGTGCGTTGCGTTAATGAAAAAAATAATGTCTATTATCTTGATAAACGGCCTGTAATACACTGAGCGACCCTATAAGGACAATTGCTATGATGCTGTCACGCAGATAACCGCAAAAAATGTAACTTAACAACCTTAAAGAGAAGGACTGTAAAATGGCGAATACAATTGATACCGCCTTTATTAAACAGTTTGAATCAGAGGTTCACATTGCCTATCAGCGCATGGGTTCTAAATTGCGGAACACTGTACGCACAGTAAGCAATGTGGCTGGATCAGTAGTACGATTCCAAAAAATCGGTGCTGGCTCTGCTTCAACTAAATCACGCAACGGTATGGTAACTCCAATGGAGTTGGCGCATACAACTGTAGAAGCAACAATGGCTGACTTCTATGCTGCCGAGTATATTGACAAGCTCGACGAATTGAAGACAAACATTGATGAGCGTCAAGCTGTAGCTAAGTCTGCTGCTGCTGCTCTAGGTCGTAAGACTGATGAAATCCTTATTACAGCAATGGACGCTGGTGCTAATTCAACACAGATTAGCGCAACTGGTGCAGCCGTAACTAAGGCAAATCTTCTGACTGTCTTTGAGACTTTTGGTTCTGCTAACATTCCAGAAGACGGTGGACGCTACATTGCAATGCACCCAGCAGGATATGCTGACCTATTTGCAATCAATGAGTTTGCTTCTTCAGACTTTGTTGGTGAGCAAAACTTACCATTCGCAGGTGGAATGACCATGAAAGAATTTCTTGGCTTCAAGATTTTCTCTACATCGGCTGTAACTGGTGGCAAGAATATGTGTTACCATACATCCGCTATAGGTCTTGGCATTACCTCCGATGTAACAACTGAGTTAAACTACGTTCCTGAGAAGGTAGCACACCTAGCAACATCAATGATGTCAATGGGTGCTGCTGTCATTGATGACAACGGCGTTTACGAACTGCTAGATAATAACTAGAAAGGGGATTAGAAATGGCATACGCAGCATCTGGTCTTACTCGTCTTGCAGGGGCATCAAATGGCAACTTGTGGTGGTACTCCACTACCGATGCTATTGCTACTGTAAACACTGCTGGTTATTTTAATGACGCAGCGAACATGCTTGCAGTTCGTGATGTTATTATGGTAGCTGACACAAACACACCGACAACAAGTTTTGTTAGTGTGCTTTCCAATACTGGTTCTGTTGTAGACGTATCTGATGGTACAGCTATAGCTGAAACAGATTCAGACTAAAGGAGTAGGGGAGGTCAAGGCATTAACTTACCTCCCCTAACCGCACATGACAGTTAGCACCACCGCAGATTCAGCAATTGATATATCAAGTCGTGCTTTGATTCTTATTGGCGCGAACCCGATTACTTCTTTTGGAGAGACAAGCACTGAAGCATTAGTGGCTGTTAATATGTATGAAGATGTAGCAAGGGCTGCTTTAGTTAATTCTCGTTGGCGGTTTGCTACCAATCAATCAGTATTAAATCTTTTAACCGCAAAACCAACTGGTAGATATACTAATGCTTACCAGCTTCCTGATGATTGCTTAATGGTTCACGCTATTACATCAGGCACATTACAAATAGAATATCAAATATATGGCTCAAAGGTATTTGCAGATACATCAGCAAATGATGTTATCATTGCAGACTACTCTTTTAGAGCAACTGAAGATACTTGGCCCTCTTATTTTACTTTAGCCGTTGAATATTCATTAGCTGTAGTATTTGCAACATCCATTGCTAGAGATGCAACGCTTGCTAATCTAATGCAGCAACAAGCAGCCAGTGCAATGGCAAAAGCTCGTAGTTTAGATTCTCAGCAACAAACCGCAAGAAAGCTTGTGACATCGAGGTTTCGTACTGAAAGGCTTAGTTAATGCCTAGAATCCGTGTTCCGTTAGCAAACTTTCAGTTTGGTGAAGTAAGCCCATCCTTAACATCAAGAACTGATACAAAAATATACACTGCTGCTGCAAAAAAAGTAGAAAACTTTTTCTTGCGTAATGAGGGTGGCTTACTTAGGCGATTTGGTACTGAGCGTATATATGAGTTTGATACAACTGTAGACCCTGTGACATGCACAATTACAGTTAGTGATTATGCTAATATTGCTGTTGGCTCTACTATTGTTTTGAATACAGGCGATACTGAAATAACTCTTGAGTTTGAAACTGCTGGTAGTTCATTGCCAAGTGCCAGTGTTGGTAATAAACATTTTGTAAGAGCTAATGTAGACAATAACACAACAGCAGATAATATATTTGCCGCATTAAACGCTGTATCAGGATTTACTGTAACCAATCCTGCTGCCGCTGTTGTTACTGTTAAAAGAGACAGCTACAACTCTACTGATAATCTTACTGTTACATCTTCCGATACAACTAGATTAACTGTAGCTGATTTTACTGGCAACACTAAGCGTCAACACAGGTTAGTCCCATTTATATTTTCTGATGATGAGCGATATATAGTATCACTTGAGGATGCTAAAATTAGAATATTCCAGATTAGTCCTACAACTGGTGCAGTATCGCTTATACAAACAATCACTGCTGATACTAGCTCTGCTGCTCTTCCTTTTGGAGATGATATATTAGAAGAGCTTACCTTTGCTCAATCTGGTGACATCATGTTTATTGCTCATCAGACTTTTATGGTGAGGCAATTAGAGAGAACAAGTTTAACAACATTCCAAGTTACTACTTATAACTTTGATTCAAGGATAGATCAGTTTGGTATTAACCAACCATATTATTCTTTTCACGCTAAAGATGTAACACTAGACCCATCTGCTACAAGCGGTAATGGAATAACACTGACAACTAGCGCAGCATATTTTGAATCAGGGCATGTTAATACAAGGCTTCGCTATCAAGGCAATGAAATAGTAATTACTGCTGTAGCATCCAGCACATCAGCCACAGGAAATGTTATAGGTAATCTAACTGTAAGATTAGCTGCTGATGCTATAGAAACTACTGAAGGTGTTGCTGATGTTGAGGTTACGTTTGCTCTTCACGGATTGAAGGTAAATGATTCTATAACATTAAGTAATGCTGGTGCTGTTGGCGGTATAAGTGCTGCTAATATAAATGGCACAAGAACAATACAAGAAGTAATTGATGAAAATGTTTTTGTAGTTACATGCGGTCAAAACGCAGCCAACACTTCTGTAGGTGGCGGTAGTATTAAAGTTACAACTCATGCGCCGACAACTGAATGGGAAGAACAGTCTTACAGTGCTTTAAGGGGATTCCCTGCTGCTGTAGCGTTCCATGAAAACAGACTGTGGTTTGCTGGAACAATATCTCAGCCAGATGGAATATGGGCTAGTCAGTCTGCATCATATTTTAATTTTGATGTAGGTGATGGTGACGACAATGACGCTCTCGATTTAACGGCAAGTATTGGTGAAATAAACACTATACGCCACATAGTATCAAATCGTGATCTGCAATTGTTTAGTAGCACTAACGAATTTTATATTCCTGCGTTTACAGACAAACCAATTACGCCTACTAATGCACAAATCAAAAGACAAACTCCCTATGGGGCTAGTTCTGTAAGACCTCAACCTTTTGATGGTGCAACTTTGTTTGTTCAGAAAACAGGGTCTGTTGTTAGAGAATACATCTTTTCGGACTCTGAGGGTGCTTATGTTTCTACAGGGATAAGTACACTTTCGCCTCATTTAATTACTGATCCAGTACAAATGGGCGTTCTTACTGGCGCAATAAACAGACCAGAATCTTATGCGTTCCTTATAAATAGGAATGGTAAGATAGCTATTTTTACTTCTAACAGATCAGAGGAACGTGCTGGATGGTCAGAATTTACAACACAGGGTAAGTTTCATTCTGTGTGTGTAATTGATGATCGTGTGTTTTTTGTAGTGCAGCATGACAAGGGTGGTGGCTCTCAAAAGTTTATTCTTTCTGAAATGGATAGCGAATACAATTTAGATTTTTCAGATAAGTTTGCAGGAACTGCTGGTGTATTTGCTGTATCTAGTCACTTTGCAAATGGTGCTGTAGTAGATGTAGTTAGCGGCACAGACTATCTTGGTTCGTTTACAGTGGCTGGTGGCAATGTAGATGTCTCAGCAGTCGAAGAAATAACATCCGCCGAGATTGGCTACTCATTCAACGTAGAGGCTGAAACACTACCTGTTGATGCCCAAGTGGTCGGAGGGCCACTCACAGGGCAACCTAGAGCGATTAACAGGGTAATATTAGACTTAAACTCTACCCTTTCCGTATCTGTCAATGGAACTGCGCTTGTTATTAGACAGGTAAATAGTAATTTTAGCCAAGATAGAGTAGCTGTTACTGGTAAAGAAGAGTTTAGATTGCTTGGGTACAGCACTGACCCAACGGTTAAAATTACACAAATATCTCCATTATCATTACAGATTAATGGTTTAGTAGCAGAGGTAGCGTTTTAATGTTTCAAGCAATAGGCACATTTTTATCAGTAGCTTCTTCTATAGCAGAAGGGCAAGCCAAAGCTAACGAGGCTGCATTCGATAGATACCAAATGCAGCTTAACGCTAGGCAAACTAAAATTGAGGCATTTCAAAAGTCTAATGCAAGGTTGCGTGATTTCCAACAAGCACAAAGCCACAACCTAGCTTTCTTTGCTTTCCTTAATCGTGATCCATCTGATAGGTCTTTGAAAAATTTTATGTTAGCGCAAGAAGAAATAGCTACTAAAGACGCTGCTCAAATATCATCTACTGGATTTATGAAAGCATCACAGCAGCTACAAGAAGCTGACATGGCTAGGGCCAGAGGTAGAAACGCAATGCTGGCTGGGTATCTTGGTGCTGGTAGTGCTATTGCTAGTGGCTTTTATCAGAACCAACAAACTAAAACATAGGAGATTAAGTTGGCTGTAATTAAACAACAAAGAACAACCTTCGCTTCTCCTATTGGTGTGGTTAGAGCAAACACTGGTTCTGGTGCTGTGTTCCGCAGCGTCAATAAGATTGCAGACCAGATGATTCAAAACTCTTTTGCTAATGCAAAAGCTAACGCTATTGAGGCTGGTGAAGATTTAGCGCGGTCTAAAGAAATAGGTTCCTTACGTTCTATTAACCCTGAAACAAATGAAATAGAAATGATGACTAACCTAGCAGCCCCAGCATCGTTTGGGACTGTCGCTCAAAAGGCTTACAAAAGAGCAATTGAAGCAAGATATGTTAGTCAAATAGAAACAGATTTTAAGCTCAAGGCTAAAGAACTTTATATAACACACAAAGATGATCCGAATGGAGTAACATTATTTTCTGATTCATTTGCTCAATTTATTGATTCATCTATAGAACATGTTGACCCTAGTTTTAAGCAGGTTGTTTCTGCTGTTGGGGCTTCTTTGCTTGCTTCTAATAAAATTAATTTTATGGAGCAACAGGCAAAAACTGTAAGAGCAAATATTTTACAAGACTTTGATATTCACTTTACTGAAAGCGTATCCGACATAGCTACACTATGGGCATCAGATGATCCTAAAGCTGTTACTGATGCTAAAGCAGGTGAACTTAGACTATTACAAAGAATAAAAGATTTAGCAATTTCTGATCCAACTGGGATGACTAGAGCAATGTCTAATTCCTACAGAACAGAAATATTTAAGGCTAGAACAAGCGGGGTTATATCAAGGGTAGCAGCTTTAGTACAAGGCAGCGAAGAACTAAAAGCCTCTAACATAAATGATTTTAGAACAGTGCTTGAAGCAAATGGTGTTGGCTTGGATAAATTGCCTGTGCCTTTACAAAGCATTGCACAAGAAATCCTTACTGCTGACACTCTTAAATTTGTAAAAGACGCAGATGGTGATTACTACGAAGCACGAAATATATTCTATGAAATCAAAGACTTTGCAGATACTGAATTAGCTTCTTTGCAATCAAGATTGGTTAATGAAGAAAATGCAAAAGATGCTATTAGAACAGAAGAAGAAAGAGAAGCAAAGAAAGATAATTTAGTTGTCAAAGCTGAAGCTGAAGCTGGGCTGGTTCCAAGAAGAGAAGCTGTTGATAGAGAAATTATTACACAATTAACAAATGGAAATATTGATGGTGCAATTAATGTTTTTGAAGATCATGCAAAAGCTACTATAGCTTTAGCTGATCCAGCTAAAGGTGACGCTGCAATTAACAGGGTAACGGCACTTAATTCTGTAGCAAGGTCACGATCAGAACTTCTTAAAGGTTTAAGTACATTTGTTGCCTCTGGATTAAACTCTAAACAAACTTCAGAATTTGCTGAGTATATAGATAGCAGTGGTCAGTTTGGTAGCGTTCCTAATGAATTAAAGTCAGTAGCAGATAAAATTATTGAGACAATGGATGTTGCTGTTGATTCGGATAAATTGTATCGGCACATAAACAGACACGCTGTAAAGAAAGGACAGATAGAAACCGCAAATGCTAAAACAAATGCAACAATAAAAGCAGGAAATGAAGTTGCAAATGGTCGAGGATTAAGCACAGATAACAAGCATACAGAAGTTGTTGATGAAGCTATAATTAATACTATAGGGCAAGGTAATGATCGGTTTTTCTTAACTCAAGAATCTGTAAGCACTAGAGATCAATGGGGACAAATAGTAAGAAGGACAAATGTTCTTCCTGATTCTTTGCAGAATTATATGAAGGTTATGTATTCTGGTTCAAATAATCTTCCAGCAGAAGTTCAACAAATATTAATGGTACATTACGATCAGTTTAGTCGTGTGCTGTCTACTGACGGAAGCAAGGCTGCTACAAATATGTGGCATAAGTCTAAACTAAGCTCGGAAGAAAACGGCTTTTTTGAAGCTGTATTAAGTGTTGCTAAGTTTAGAGGCTATGATGATTTGCCTACTATCATGGATGATATACGCGCACAGCATAGTGACAAAGCAACTCAAGGCGCAAAGATAGCAGCAATGTTTCCAGATGGTCTTAATCAGTTTCTTGCAGAAGCAACAACAGACAATTATGCTTTTGCTAGCAATACCGTTAATCCTAATATTGCCAAAGACTTGCTTCCATATATTGAATACTTAGTAGCTGGCAATGCTAGTAAAAAACAAATTGAAGAAACAACACAAGCATTCTTCAAAAATCTTTATCCAAAGACAGAGGGAGTTGTACAGGATTTTGATTTTGGAAATGTAAACAGATCACGCCAAGCATTGTCTGCTATATTCCCTAACAAAGATGATAGGCATCAGGTTGTTAAGTTTCTAAATCGTTTGGTTTCTGAAGAATATCTAACACCTGATAAAAAATTTTATTTAACAAAATACGACTCAATGATTGTAGAGGGTGAAGGTTTTGTTGATTTGCCTCCACAAAACAGATTGGTATTAATGCCACTAAAGGGTGCTGGAACGCCTACAGATGAAATGAGATACATGGTTATTGAGCGTAGAATTGATGGCACTATGGCTCCATTTATAGCCGCTAAAAGATCAACAGATCCGAGACAACCAAATCCAAGGCATCAAGTTATAGTTGATGTCAAACAATTAAAAGCTGCTGTAGATACACCTCCTCCACCTCCTGTTGATTCTAAACTAATTCAACAGCTAGCAACGCAAAGAGCATCAGGATATACATCAGCAAGCGGCAATATGAAAAATAAATTTACAGATAAAGCAAAAAAGAATATTGCCAAACAAGAAGAAAAACTTAAACAAATGACAAATAGATAATGACAAACATATATAACAATGCTGGTAACATTCGTGCTGGTCAGGGCTATGCTGGTGAAACAGGTGAGTTTTACTATGACGCTAATGGTGAGCCGTATGTAATATTTGATTCTCCTGAGATGGGTCTAAGAGCATTATATATTGATTTAAGATCAAAGATAAATGAATTTGATGGCGACATTACTCAAATGTTTATGAAGTATGCACCTCCATCAGACAACAACCCTACAAATAAATATATTGATTTTATTAAAGGTGAAGTTGGCAAAGATAAAATTACTCTTGATGATTTGCCTAAACTTGTTAGGTCTGTAATTAGGTTTGAAAACACTCCAGAAACAGCAAACTATTATCTAAAGCCAGAGTTATTAGAAACAGCTTTTAAGCTTTCTGCTGTTGATATGCCGCAATCAACAAGACTTTCCCAAGCCCTTGATATTGTTGGCATAACAAAACCAGAAGAATCACCATTAACTGATTTATCTAATCAAGAGCTTGTAGATGTAGCTCAAGAAAAAATTGATAAGTTTGATATGCCTGATGCTCCTGCTGACCCAAGCTTAAATGAGTTGTCTAATCAACAGCTTGTAGATGTAGCGCAGGATAAGATTGATAAATATAATATGCCTGATGCGCCACAGTCTCAGCCACAACCATTAAGCGTAAAACCGCCATCTCAAACATCAAGAGATGAAAGGGTTGCGCGATTAAATGCTGCTACAATAGATACAACTGAAGTAGACTTTGATGCTCCCACTTCAGTTGTTTCTGAAGAAGATGATATGGATGAGCGTGAGCCAGTTATTAGCGCGGTAACACCAGAGCCGACTAAAGCTGAACTGTCAACAGTTGCAGAAGTTAGGCCAGATGGCCCATTAAAAAGAACACCAGATCAAATCTATATGGAAGCTGCGTCAATGACTGTTGATCCATGGACGCATAACATTAGATATTACGGAGAAGCCAAGGCAGAAGATACAGACCCATCAATAGGAGAATCTTTTGCCGCTTCTATTGGCTACACCTACGCTCCAATTATAGATCACATAAAATCTAAAATTAACCATGGAGACATTGTAGATAAAGATTACAATCCTTTAACTGATATGAAGGGATATGAAGAATACGCTAATGATTTAGTGCTGGCGCAAAACGCAGAACACATGCAAGAATTAAAAAGGGGTATTGATGATAATCTTGCGCGTAGGCGTGTACTTTCTAACACAAGTTTTTTTACTCATTTGTTTGTTGGGCTGGCTGATCCTGTCAACCTTGTTGCACTACCCTTTGGTGGCCCTAGTGTTGGCATTCTTCGCTCTGGTTTAAGGGTTGGCTCTGGTGTAGCCGCATTACAAGTTGGTCAAGAAGCTATCCGCGCACCATTTGATCCTCTAAATACTCCTGTTGAATCAGCTATAAATGTCGGAACAGCTTTTGTTGCTGGTAATATTTTAGGTGGCGCAATAGCAGTGCCAGCTACACGCAGAGCTAGAGCTTATGAAGCAACACAAAAAGCTGCTGGTAATCAACAACTTAGCTTGGCCCCTACTATTGATTCAAGAAAGCTTGCTCCAACAGAACAGCGTCCTTTTTCTCAAGTATCAGATCAGGATGTGCAAGCTGTAGTAAATGATTCCCCTAGAACGATACTAAGATTAAGGCAAATGGCTGATGAAGCTGAAGCTAAGTTAAATGCAGACAGGTCTAATTTATCTGAATCTGAAGTTGTTGATCTTGAAAATATTATAAAACAAAATAGAGAAGCTGCTAACAAAACAGAAAGTGATTACAATTTATTAAAAGCAGAACAAGAACAAAGACTAGAGCTAGGTGAAAGAAACTTTACAAGCGAAGACCAAAGCATGCCTAAAAATTTGTTTACAGATAGTTGGGCATTTAAGTTTGTAACAACACCTATGAAACGTGTTTTACAAAATCCAAATGCTCCAGCATTAGCTAAAGAAGTAATATTAGGTATAGCTGGTGATTCAGGTATATTACTTAATTTGCACAAAAGGGGGTTTACTCTTGGCCCATCTGTTTATCAGAAAGCTGCTATGCGTGATGGTGAGTGGGTGTCTGTCTATGATGATTTAAGAAGCTTGTATGGCGAAGAGTATGGCGTAGGTAAACAAACTATACTTGATTACAACACTGGTGATACAGCATCAAAAGTTGGTGCAATGATTACAGAAGACACTGCAAATGTTAGCGGTGTTACTAATAAAATTGCTGCTAGAATTAAGGCGCAGCCAGCACAAAAAACATTTGTTGAGTGGATGACTGATGTAAACAAGAAGCGCATAAAGGGTGAAGCTCCTGCTTCCAAAGCTGAAGCTACAGCTATGAGCCGTATTGATGAATATTATTCTCAATGGGAAACAAGATTAAAATCTAGTGGAGTTATCGGCAGCACAGAACATTATAGACTGCTTGTGCCAAGGCTTGAAGCTGATTTGCTTTCTGTTCAAAACGCTATAACTAAATTAGAAAAAACTATATCTTCTGGTTCTGTTTCGCCCTTAAAAATAAGAGAAATTAATTTATTAAGATTAAAATCTAACAAGCTAAAAGATCAATTAGATGATGCTAATTTTCATATAGAAAATTCTAGCAAGGGTTTGACTATGCCAGCTAATGAGGATGTGTTTAATCCTAGATACTGGAATCAAGCTTATATTAAAGATAATAGAAACGCACTAAGAGAGATTTTAATCTCTTGGTACACAGCGAATCCATTTATATACAAAGCTAGAACTGATGCTGTAACAGGAAAACAAACTGGCTGGGAACGAGTTGAGTTAGATTCTAGCCCTCAAGCTGTAGGTAAACGTGCAGATGATACTATAGATAAAATATTAGGAATCAAAGACCCAACAGATGTTAATGCACAATACTTTGGACATGGGCGATCAAAACATTTTAGGCATCGTGATATAGACATTCCTAATAAACTTGTAATTGATTTTATTGAGACAAATCCTATCAATGTTATGAAAACATATACAGCCAAGGTTGCGCCTCAATATGAATTTATGAATAAGTTTAATAGAGGCATTGATGATTTACTTGATGATGTAGAACTTAGCATGCTTGCTGATGGTAAAATGAGTGAAGGTGCTATTAATGCTACATTAAGAGATATACGCCATCTAAATGATAGAGTGCATGGCACAGTTATTCGTGAGCCTGATGCCTTAAACTATAAATCAGCTATCATATTAAAAGACCTAGCCATGTTAAATTATCTTGGTTCTGCTGGATTCTCTACGCTTCCAGACTTTGCCAAGATAATGATGGAACATGAAATGGGTACTGTATGGAAAATGCTGTTTGGAGTTATGAGCGACAATAGAGTGCGTATGTCATCTGCCGAAGGACGCATTGCTGGTGAGATTATCGACATTTTAAAAGGTGATGCTCATTTACGCTTTACTGAAAATATGAAGAACAACCCATTAAATGAAGGAATGATGTCTAAGGTTCGGACTGGTTTTTTTATGCTTAATGGCGTTGCGCCAATGACTACTATATTTAAGAAGATGGATGCTATTGCTAGAGGGCATACATTAATTGATTACTCTGTAAGACTAACACATGGCAAAAAGGGAACAGACATTCTGCCTCTTAATGAAATGGAGATTGCTTATTTAGCTCGTTATAATATTGGTAAAGAAGAAGCTGCTGCTATAGCAAAAGCACCTTGGGAACGTACAGAAGCTGGTTTGTATTTGCCTAACTCAAGAGCATGGGAAGATGCTATAGAACTACCAGAAACAACAGCTAAAATAATTATAGGCGAAACAGGCAAAACGGCAAGATTTCGTAATGCTTATGCAGACGCCTCTCAAAGTCCAAGAGAGCAAACAAGATATGTTCCAGCTTTTTTTAACGAAAAAACAAATACTATTCGTATAGATAAAGCTTTCATTATAGATGACTTTAAAAACAAACCTTGGACGAGTCCTAAAATGTCTGGTGTAAAAGCATTGCCAGACAATCAATTTAAGAATGCAGAAGAGTGGTATAATTTTGTTTTAACGCATGAAATTATGCACACAAAATTTAAGAAAAAGAAAAATGAATCTGATTCAGATTATGAAAACAGAATAAATCAACTTGCTTTATCAGAATTATCAAAACGAAAAAAAATAAACAGAGATACTGTAGAGAATTTTCGCACTGCTATGAACTCAGGCATTATGAATACTGTCTTGATGGGTACACCAGCAGATAAACCTATTGCGGTTGATGGTGTATTTTATGTCCCGATGCATGTTGCTAGAAAATTTGGCATGAAAGAAGATAAAAAATTTAAGGGATATGCTAGAATTGAAAATGGTTTGTTAGGCATGCCGTTCCAGTTTATGTCTTACAGTTTTGCAGCAGCAAACAAAATTACAGCATCATTAGCACAAGGTCAGATAAAGAACAGGGCAGTAGCTATAACTGCTTCTATGGGATTAGGCTACATGGGTATGGAGCTTAAATATAAAGACTGGCAAATGGAACAGATGTCTTGGCCTGATGTTATAGCTCGTTCTTTTGATGCATCTGGTATTGCTGCATTGCATTCTGATTTATTTTATACAGCTATGAATATAAGTCAGGCATTAGATGGGCCTAATATTAGTGGCGGTCTTGTCAATCCTAAATTTAAACAGGAAAAAAATGGATATGATGCTGCATTAGCAGTTGGTGGTGCTGCCCCTTCTTATGCTTTTGATGTAGGTAGAGGCATGAAAGAGCTTCTTGATGGTAATTATGGTCAGGGTGCTAATGAATTAGTAAGAAGATTACCTATGGCCCAGCTTTGGTTTATTAAGGATGAAGTAAATGGAATGGGTAGAGCCTTTGCTGGGGGGCGTTACTAATTGTGCGTTGAGCATTTTATTAAATAGGAGTAGGGTTTTGGCATGACTATAAACATAGCTGATAACACACCGAGAGTATCATACACAGTTTCGGCTGGCGCAACGCAAACTTCTTTTACAGTTACGTTTGAGTTTTTTGCCGAAGCCGATCTAAATGTGTATGTCAATGGCACAAAGAAAACTCTTAGTGCTGATTACACTGTAAGTGGCGGTAATGGTTCTACTGGCGCAGTTGCAATATCTGTAACTGGTGTATCTGGCGGCAGTACAGTTGTTATAACTAGAAGCATTGCACTAGAAAGAACGACTGATTTTCCATCTCAAGGCGCATTCCAAATAGGAACGCTAAATACAGAGCTTGATAGAATTACTGCAATTCAAGCTGACCTTAATGATGAAATTACAAGATCACTTAGACTAGCAGACCAAGATGAAGCTGCGTCAATGACGCTTCCTCTCAAAGCAAACAGAATAGGTAAGACCCTTGCTTTTAATGCAAGCACTGGCGCGGTTGAATCTGGCCCTAGTGTAGCTGGCGTTACAACTGTAGCTGCTTTGTCTGCTGATATAGCTGCATTAGCTGACATTGAAGATGGCACTACGGCTACAGATGCTATATCTGGGTTAGCTGCAATCAAAGCTAATGTTACTACGGCTGCTGGCATTGCAAGCAACATTACTACTGTTGCTGGTATTTCATCTAATGTTACATCAGTAGCTGGTAACGCAACTAATATTAATACAGTCGCAGGTAGCAATAGCAACATCAATACTCTTGCAGGAATTAATAGTGATATTACTACTGTTGCAGGAATAAGCAGTGATGTAGCTGCTGTTGAAAACATTGCTGCAAATGTAACGACTGTAGCTGGTATAGATTCAAACGTAACATCGGTAGCTGGGGTTGCATCTAATGTAACTACTGTAGCTGGTATAAGTTCTGATGTTACCACATTGGCTAACGCCTTATCTGCAACAACAACATATGCTGTAACAGTAGCAAGTGTTGGTGGATCGAACGTATTTGTTTTGGATGGTAGTAACAACCCAGCAATTCAGTTAGATCGTGGCAACACATATATCTTTGACCAAAGCAATGCTAGTAATGCTGGTCATACACTTGCGTTTAAGAATGGCAGTAGTAGCTATACAACTGGCGTAACAACAACTGGTACGGCTGGTCAGGCTGGGGCTAAAACAACTATTATTGTTGATGCGGCGGCTCCGTCTAGCGGGTTGCTTTATTATTGTGTTGCTCATGGCAATGCTATGGGTAACACGATTAGCACTGTGACAAGTAACTTTGCTGTGGTTGCTAGTAACATTGGCAACATCAATACTGTTGCTGGCTCTAACAGTAATGTGAGTTCGGTAGCGGGTTCTATAGCTAATGTAAACACTGTGGCTGGTACGTTGACTGCTGTAAATTCATTTAATGATTTATTTACGGCTGGATCATCTGCGCCAGCATCTCCTAGTTCTGGTGATTTGTGGTACGATACAACAAACAGCCAGCTAAAAGTTTATGTTGGGTCATCATTCCAGATTGCTGGTGCGTATTTACAAGGTTTAACAACAACGCATGTGTTTACAGCAACAGGCAATCAGACAACTTTTACTACTGATGATGCAAGCCAAACCATGTCAATTTATGCAAATGGTAATACGCTTGTATTTAAGAATGGTATTCGTTTAGTCGAAGGTGCTGACGGATCAACAAACGATTATCATATATCTGGTAACAATGTAGTTCTTAACGCTGGTGCTACGGCTGGTGATATACTTTATGTCGAAGTATTTACCAAAGTAAGCACAACACAAGAGGCATCTTTAAATGCTCTTGTTGCAACGGCAACAACTCAGGCTAACACGGCTACAACCCAAGCCAACACAGCTACAACTCAAGCTACGGCAGCGACAACAGCAAAGACTGCGGCTGAAACTGCGAAAACTGCTAGTGAAACTGCAAAAACTGCTAGTGAAACAGCAAAGACTGCATCTGAAGCAGCGCAGACTGCGGCTGAAGCAGCACTGGATAGCTTTGATGATCGGTACCTTGGGGCAAAAGGGTCGGCTCCTTCAACAGACAACGACGGTAATGCGCTTATTACTGGTGCGATTTATTGGAATAGCACAAATGATAAGTTGAATGTTTGGGATGGGTCAGCGTGGCAGCAAGGCGCATTCACGGCTGGTAGTTTGCTTGCTAATGTTGTCGAGGACACAAGTCCTGTTCTTGGAGGGTCGCTTGATGTTGGAACGAATAGTATTGTTTCTGTCAGCAACCGCGATATTAACATCACTCCTAATGGTTCTGGCAATGTGGTTCTTGATGGACTGAACTACCCACAAGCCGATGGATCGGCTGGACAGTTTCTAAAAACTGATGGATCAGGCCAACTTTCTTTTGGCACTGTATCTACACCTAGCCTCTCAAGTCTTGGTATAGCAAACCACGACAATCTGTCAGTTGATGGCAGTGGCAATGTTGCGCTTGGTTCAAGCAGCATAGCGTTTGGCACAAGCAAATGGACGATTGTGTTGGATGGCAATGACTTAGACTTTCAATATAACGGCACAACAGTATTTAAGCTGGCATCAAATGGTGCGGTTACATCTGCTGATAATATCACAGCTTACGGGAGTCCATAATGGCAACAACTAAAGCTCTAAAAATGGCTGACCTCATTGATAACAATGGTGATGTTCAAGCCGCAAACTTAGATAATGTAGCAGCATTTCCTTCTGGTTGGGATGCAACATTGGATGGCTCTGACATGGTTTTCAGATATACCTCTGGCGGTACAACCACTGAGGTATTTAAGATTACTACGGCTGGGGCTGTAATCGCAAAAGATAATATAACAGCATTTGGAACTCCGTAATGGCTATAGCAGCGAGTGGTGCAGTATCGTTTAGTGATTTAAGGACTGAGTTTGTTGGCGGCTCGTCAGCAATTAGCTTGGGTGATTTATACCGTGGCGGTTCTAACATTTTGTCAAAGGCTGGTGATAATCCCGCAGTTAATTTAGCTGCCTCTGTACCAACATCAGGCGTAATTGATTTACAAGATTTTTATAGCACAGCTAAAGGATTTAAGAATACCATTAGCAGCACCACAACAAATGTAGTTGCGAATACTTTGTTTGGTGATGACTGGGATGTTAACTATCCTAAAATTGTTGCTATTAATTCAGGTGTAACTATTGGCGGTGTTAGTTCTGAGGCTTTTACTATCCCATCAGGATTAGCTGGTGGTCTGACAATCAACAACGCTGGTAATATTTATGGTGCTGGCGGCGTAGCCAACGGCGGAGATGGCAGGGTTGCAGTTTATAATCAATCATCAGGTGTAACCATAAACAATACTGGTGAAATCCGTGGCGGTGGCGGAGGCGGCGGAATCGGCGGGACAGGTGGGACAGGTGGCCAAGGTTCATACACAGTTGTTAACTACGCTTATGGACATGGTTCTCGGTCGTGGTGGTGCTATGATACATGCGGCACCCCGGGCGATTGCGGAATTATCTATGGTGGGTCTTTCGGTAGACCAATACCTAACACTACAACTCAATATGGTAATTATTATAAAGGCGGTGGTGCGCAATATGGAGGCTCCTGTCAATATGGCTATCAACTAGGTATAGGCAGCACTGCTTACTCATCAGGTGGGGCTGGTGGAGCAGGTGGCACACCTGCTGTAGGGCAAGGTTATAATCAAGCGGCTGGTACTGGCAGTGCTGGATCGGCTGGTGCTAGTGGCAGTAATAATTCTGGTGCTGGCGGCACTGGCGGGGCAGGTGGGAATGGCGGTGCTTGGGCCACGGCTGGACAAGCTGGTTCTGCTGGCTCTGCTGGTGCAAATGGAAATTACGGTAATGGTGCTGCGGGTGCTGGCGGCGGTGCTGCGGGTGCTGCTGGTGCAGCCGTATCTGGTACATCAGTAACTATGAACAATACTGGTACAATAAGTGGAACAGTAGCTTGATGACTGCTGATGAACGATATGAGATTTGTGTAGCTTGTGATTGGTTTAGATCAAGCATTAAGCAATGCAAAAAGTGTGGTTGTTTTATGCCACTAAAGGTTAAACTAGAAGGGCAGCAATGCCCAATGAGGAAATGGTAATGACTGATTATAGCATTGAAAAAATTGAGAATGGCATTGCCACAGTGAGGTATGCAGATGAAAGTTGGGCTGAGTTGGTTCTTTCAAAAGATATGAAAGAAGCTGATCTTGATGATTTGGCTCATCAGTTTGCACCAAGACAAGGCGTTGCTCCTAGCTTTGCAAAAGTTGGTTTTAAGTCTACGGCAAGTGCTTTGCCAATTGAAGAAGTAGAAATTCCAGAAACTCCAGCTTGGCTTAAAGCAAGAATGGCAGCCTATGGTACAACAGACAGTCAAATTGAATACATCACAGAGAATGGCTTAGACAAATGGCAAGAGCATGTTGCCAAAATCAAAGCGGATAATCCGAAGCCTGACTAATGGTTGTAGCTGAAGTTCTTACTGGCATTAGCCTTGTTAAGGCTTCAGTTGATTTTATTAAAAGTAATATATCAACATGCAAAGATATATCACAGATTGCTACACAAATAGATGATCTGTTTCGTGGCAATCAAGAAGCGCAACAAGCTCGTAATAAAAAATCTCGCACTGGTTTAGCAGATCAATTTGGTGTTGAGAGTGTAGCTAAAGAAGTGATTGATGCAAAGCTGGCAGCCGAACAGTTACAAGAAGTAGCTACCATGGTTGATATGAGGTTTGGACACGGAACATGGGCGGGTATATTGGCAGAGAGAGCAAAGCGTATTCAAGAAGCTAAAGAAGCAGCAGCAAAAGCTAGGCGAGAGCAAGTAAGAAAAGCTGCTGAGATGGAAGAGAATATTAAAATGGCTTTGGGCATCTTTGCTATTCTTGCTGTTGTTATAGGTTTGTTTATTTTTTTAATGGTTAGTGTAGCTAGGGCATTAGAACTATGATTACTGTTGAACAATTTTTAGCTTGGAAGATACTGCCTCGTTGTATGATGTTAGCTAGTACAGTTATGTCATGGCGATGCGCTGAATGGTTTATGGATTTAGATGTGCCTACAGCAGCACAGTCTGCATTTGTATCTGTAGTTATGGGAGTGATGACAGGCGTGTTCGGTATCTGGATGGGGCATGAACACAAGGGAGAGAAGTAATGATACAGGCTTTAATCGGCCCTATAGCTTCACTGGCTGGCAGTTGGATGGAGTCAAAGGTAGAGGCTACCAAAGCTAAAGGTAAGGTGGCTCAGGCAAAAGCAGAGGCAGAAGCAGAAGTAATGAAGGTTGCTGCTACGCATGAGGCTGGCTGGGAAAAGATTATGGCTCAAGCCAGTGACAATAGCTGGAAGGACGAAGCGTGGACTATTCTCTTTATAGCTATAATTGCAATGTGCTTCATTCCTTTTACCCAAGAGTATGTTGCTGATGGATTCGCTGCTTTATCTAATACTCCTGAGTGGTTTCAGTATGCTGTTTATGCTTCAATAGCTGCAAGCTTTGGTTTGCGCGGCTTGAAAGGTATGAAGAAATGAAGTTGTCAGAAAATTTTTCTTTAGATGAAATGGTAAAAAGCCAGACAGCAGAGCGTAAAGGGATACCTAATACACCTGATGATAGTCAAATAGAGTCTATGAAATTGTTGTGTGAAAATATATTGCAACCTATTCGTAATGAGCATGGGCCATTTCTTGTATCGTCAGGTTTCCGCAGTGGTGAGCTTTGTGTTGCCATAGGTTCAAATATCCACAGCCAGCATGCAAAGGGTGAAGCGGCTGACTTTGAAGTTGCTGGTGTAGATAACTATGGGTTGGCTATGTGGATACAGGACAACCTTGATTTCGATCAGTTAATATTAGAGTGTTACACTGGCGGCAACAGTGGTTGGATACACTGTAGCTACAAGCCAGAGGGTAATAGAAAAGAATCCCTTACTTACGATAAGAAAAATGGGTATCGTAAAGGATTGATAGTGTAAGTGGGCCAGCCGAAAAACCCATAAACGGCTGACCCACCCTTTGAGGCAAGCGGAGAACTAATCAACTTGCCTCAGAATGGTACATCTTCATTTGGTTCTGCGCTAGTTTTTTCTTCATCTTTTAGATTATCACCAAACTCAGGTATCTCATCGTCTATTGGCTTTGCCTTGTACTCTGATACTTGTAAAGACATGTAAGCTTTATCGTCTTTCATCTCTTTCCAAGAAGCAATCTTCCAATCTTGGTGCAATCCATCAAGCGGCCCACTGTAATCAGGTGCTTTTTCATTACCCTTTTTATCATTAGGGAACAAGCATCCTATCTTTTGAAAGACCTCAATGCGTTTGTTTCCATCTCTGGATTCAGCCATGATAAGCGCGACTTGCCCATCCTCTCCCATGATATTGAGCTTGCCTTGTAGTATAAGCTGTTGCTCTGGAAAGGGTTTGAAAGCTGCGCCTCTGTTAGTGTTATCATACTCAGTCATTTTTTGTTCTCCTTTTCCTTACTCTCTTGTAAGAGCCATAATAATTTTTCTACCTTATGTTCTAAGTTGGTGAGTCTTATTTTTATTTCCTCTAAGTGCAAAACAAACTTTGAAGAAAACATTAGTTTGCTCTCCATATTCTATGGGACATATTGTTTTCTTTTCTTGTAACAATTTTTATATCCCATTTTCTTGCGGCTTGTCTTAAAGAAGCAACAAAGCCACTGCCAATAATAAAACTGTCTCCTTTCTCCATGTGTTTTAATACACTGTATTTTGAACTATGCCCTGTCATTTCGCGGGGCATAGGTACATCATGCTCAATTTTATAATTGTTATCCATTACCAGCCTCCTGTATTTTTACCAGCCTTTGAATCGGCTGCATATTTGTTGCCATCCATCTCACCAAGGAATACATCTGCATTGAATCCTAAGTGGGATAGGGCTTTTGTAAGACCATCAGTGATCGCCATCTTGGGTGCATCCTCTGCCATTCTACCTTTAGCAGAATCAAAAAACTTTCTGCATCCAGAGAAAGGCCCGAATGAATTGCTAGGCGATCCTGTCCATATAGTTACATCAGCTATAACAGCAGTGTCTCCATTCGATACATTGATGAAGCGTGTTTCGTTGCTCCATCCCCAGCCGTGGCCTATCGTACCAAACTGTTCTGTTGCTGCTCTGACCTGATACTGTGGATCAATAGCTGTAAATGAGCGTGATCCAAACGATACCTTCTTTAGAAACTTGGGATCAGACTTTGATACCTTGTTCCATAACTCAAGTTTGTCTTTAGACATTCTAGTTCTCCTTTACTGTGATGCGTAATGATCCGCGCTTATCGCGTTTGATGGCAAGAAGATCACAGTATACTTCTCGCTCATCGTCACCAACCATATCCCTAAGATCAGATTTGGCTGACTCAAATAATTTTGCTGAATCTTTGTAAGCAATGTAGTCATGGCATCTGCTCATAAATTCATTGTCTGCTGATGCGTCACGCTTAGTCATGCCATCGACTTTGATCTTATCTATAGATACAGGTGGTACTTCGTTGTCACCGAAAGGGCGGGTGTCCTCAGTGACATGCCTCCAAAACTCGGTGATGTGTACCTTCATCTTGTTGATGTAGTCCCAATCTTTCTGTACATATACAGCAGCCCACTTGCGGTTGCCAAAGATTACAGATAGATAGCAGCCTTTAGCTTGATGCAACCACATATAGAATTGCATCTGTGGCATGTACAAAGCCAAACAATTTTCCATACTGTTTGTTTCGTATGTATGCTTGCACTCAATGATCTCGTCAGTAAACCTTCTGTCTACTAAGATATGACCATCTACAGTTCCTTTGAGAGGTACACCTTCCCAATTCATTTCTGTTGTAACACCCCAGCCTTGACCTTTGTGAGCAGCGACAATAGTTTCTGAATCCTCAGAACTGTATTGCTGACCAAACCAACGCTTGTTAAAGTGTTCGGTGTTTATACCTAGCTGTACTGCTAAAACATTTGAGAGATCAGTAGGCTCTGCCTTGCCTGTCTTCTCTTCCCACAAGGCAATCCATTCGCCTCGCATGATGCGGTTCATATCTGAGCCGCCTAGAAATCCTAGTCTGTTCATAGTAGTTCTCCTTTTAATGGTGTAAGTGACGCGAAGGTATCCACTAATGCAAACACTGCGGAATGCAACAGTCCCGAACGAGCCGCCACTTACCTTTTAATACTACTGCAACTATGCAGTTAGGTCAAGCTTCTTTCTTAATCATTTCGATAAGTTTATCCATCAAATGATATTTTTGTTTTTCGGCTGGTCGATACCAATTTTTTTCAAAGTCTGGATTTTCGTATGGGTTATCCATTTCCATTATGTGATTGGTTTCTTTTATTTCTTGCAGAATGCCAATTAGCTGGTCACATAATTGACTGTCCATGATTAATCTCCTAGTGCAATTTTCTTTTGTTGTAGTGATGAAAGCATTAGCTCTCTACGTCTTAGTCTCCACTTGATATGCTTGTGAAACTCTGAGTATGCGGGCCAGAAAGTAGTAGTCTCAGACACCTGCTTGATTGCATACTTAACGATGTCGGCTGGGTAAGCTGATAGTTCGTTAGCTATAGCTTGTATCCGCATTGCATGATCGTCCGATGACTCCCCTGCTGGCTTTACCACCAGCGCAGCCAGCAGGGTGAGGTCATCGACTAGCATTTCTTTTGGCATTGGAACCATGGCTTGCATAACTGTAGCTATACATTTGTTAATAGCATCAAGCGATGTCGATTCTATTCTATAGCCACTGACAATAATATCTACACCATCATCCTTGAAGCTACTGCGGCTAATCTCTACTACCTTGCAGCCTGTTGTGCATTCTAGCGAAGTGAGAAGCAGCTTGTCTACCTTGGCTGGATTGTTTACTTGCAGCATTCGATCCAGACCTGCTTGCGTTTGCTCTCCACTCAATGTGATTTGAACACCAGTATCTGTAGGCTCTGTCGAAGGACGCAAACTTTTTGCCTGTTGCTTGATGGTAGTTAATGAACTTATCTGCTTGAGTGACATGATCTATGTTCTCCTTGTGCTTGGCATCAATAGATTTGCAAAGGTCATCACTTGGGAACCAGTCATCTGGAACCTGACCCTTTTGTTTCTTTGGTTCTTTATTGGTTATTGATAGGTTAGTGTTGCTGTCTGCAACAGGGGTGTTGCTGTCTGCAATAGGTTTGTTGCAGTGTGCAACATCCTTTGGGAATATTATATATCGTGTTGACTTGCCTGTGTGTCCACGATCTCTAGTTAGATAGCCGTGATCTTCCAGCCAGTGCAGCTTGCGCGTTACTGTAGCTACAGACATAGCAGTACGTTGTGATAGTCGGCTAAGACTAGGCCAGCATAGGTGCTTGTCTTCATCTGCATGATCTGCAAGCACAACCATTAACCATTTAGCATAGCAGTCAGGTATCTCTGACTTGATTGCCCTCGCCATTAGTAAGAATGCCATTGTAGTTCTCCTGCAATAATGGTGCTATCTTTTCTTCAAAGACATCACCATCAAAGATGATAAGTGTTTTAGGTTTTCCTTCTCTGCGTTTGTAAAACAATACGTCTCTAACTACAGTAAAAGGATTAGGGAAGTTTGATTTATTTCTGTACTTTACTTCGACTACCAACGTGGCTTCTTTGATTCTCCATAAGATGTCTCCTGTATATTCGCCTCCCAACGCTCCACTGAGAGGTTGCCTCTTCGCCTTGAAGCCAAGTTTCTGTAGCCATTTGACGAATGATCTTTCGTGGTAGTCTCCTTTTGCGCGACTTTTGCTTGCCATGTTTCTGCCTCGTAACAATCAATACAAATTGTATGATAGGTTGTTGGTTTTTCTGTAGCTAATATGCATACAAACCAAGGAGTTTTATTTCCGCAAGCATCACATGGATATGATGCACCTACTTTATCGTAGAGTCTTTTTTTTATAGACTTTGATCGTAAGGCCAAGTGCATCTAACCAACATGCGAATAAAAATCCAGATGGTACTCGCTTATGCTGCTCCCATTTATGTATTAAAGATTCGGCACATCCAATCTTGTAAGCTAAATGTTTTTGAGTCAGCTTTTGTTTTGTCCTATGAGTGACAAGCTGACTGATAACATCTTGATATGTATCAGTAACCTCAGTCTCTACTTTGTAGTGCTGAAAGTTTTTCAATGGCTTCGCTTACTTTATTAGCTGTATCGTAGCGCAAATCTTTACCCATTCTTGCACGATAAAATGTAGAATCAGGCACCCCAGCACAAGCAAAAGCATCCTTTAATTTGATTTGTAAGTGCGCTGATTTATCTACTAATTGTTCCATGTATGTAATCATGCAAACAATATGCTTGCAAGATTGCACCTATGTCAATGGTGTTATCGTCCAAAGTCCTGTGTTTCTTTTTCATATTCTCCTAATGCAGAGTAACCACCTAAAACTAATGTAGGTAAAGGCTTGTAAGTACCTACTTCTTCAACAGTTACATCATCAGCGAAAGCGTTGGCAGGTAGATTTTCGTTGATCCCCTGCCAAGCTTTCTTCTCCTTTTCTAGTTTAAGATTATGATGATACCACATAGAAGCTAAAGGTCTGTCTGATTCGCGTCGGTACTTTGATTTACCCATTGTCTTCTTCCTTATAAAAATCTTTACCCCACATTACAAACTGACCTCTACCAGACTTACCTTTTCTTTTGCGGTGGTCACTAATTACTAAACCTTTTTCTTTTAAGGCTGCGAATCTAGCTGTAACTGTGCTGTATCTAAGATGATCTAGCCTATCCAATACATCATCCATGATGCAGCCATCCTCAGTAAATGTACAGATAGCGTAATAAACTTTTTTCTCCATGCGATTAACATCAAGTGCATCGGCAGCATCATGGCTGGTGCTTGGATCACCGCTACGAGCTAGCTTAAATGCTGGTGTGTCGAATAGATCATCGGCTATTTGTTTGCCTCTTTCGATAACATTCATTGTAGTTCTCCTATGAATTTGCCTGTATCTATGACAGGGGTTTTACAATCTTGTTCATTTGTAATGATAATTTTTCCACTTGCTGTTTCAAAATCAGTCATCATATCTAACGCAGTTTCAACAGCGTCACCTTCATCTTCGGCAAACACAACCTTGTAGACTGTGTATTGCGTCATCCATTTTAGATCGTCACTCTTGCAATGAGTGCAACAATCGACTTCAGAAAACATTTGATTGTTGCATTCTTTGCATTCTAAATATTCTTCAATAGTGCGTCTGCCTCTTATATCAGTACGGAATATCATCGTTTAATGGCTCCATAGGATGAGCTTCTTCCCAAGCAGCAGTAGCTCTTGAGATGAACTTATCCTTATTGAATCGTGGGTTTGTATCTGCAAGGCGTTCAGCCATTTCTAGTATGGATGAAGGCCAAGGTAGCAATGGTGCTACCTTGTCTGCAAGATATTCAAAATGTCTCTGTTGCATTAGTGACATTATCATACCTCCTTTAATGGTGGGCGATAGCTTTCTTCTTCATTTGTGTCACGAAGAATCACCTCATCATAAGTGTTAACAACCTTGTCAATATTCCAAACAGCTTGCTGTATTACATACAAAAACTGAGAGTCATCTGCTTTTGCTCGTTCATGCAAAGCGTGAAGGTTGCGTTGTATATCTTTAGCTTGTGTTATGAATGCCATCTTCATGGTCAGTTCTCCTTGTTGTTATGATGTTAGTGCATGCCAGCTACTGAACTTGAATATTTTAGATAGCTGATTCTCTCGTAGTCTTTGCGTATTAGCTGGTGAATTGGATTCGTCTGTGTGACTAGCCCAATATGTTAGAGCATTATACAATGCCCATTTGTTATTGCCGAGCTTGGCTTTGTCTGCAAACCAATAACCCATTAGTCTTTCAAGCTGCTTCTCATTCCATTTGAATGTGCTTGTCTTGTTAGGTACACGGCAGACTGTGTTCTTGAAAAAGCTTTCAGCTAGATCATCGTCAACAGGTGTTGCCATCCATGCCTTGTATTTCTCAGGCGTATTTAGAAATGCCTCAAGGCCAGCTTGTATCTTGGATGCGCTACCTTCTACGTTGACATTGGTTGTATGCTTTGCCCATGTATTAGCTACAGTGTCAGCATCCCAGCAACCATTGTCACACCACAAACGACAGCCGAATGCTTGCTGTTGGAATGCCCAGCTACTATCGTATGAGTTGAAAAATTGTAATCTGAATTTAATGTAGTCACCTACTGATGGCTCGACTGTTATATCATTGAAGTCAATGATGCCGCGCAGCTTTGCGCCATTGTCAAACACTTCAATCTTTGTGTCGTAATCTTTAGATATGTCTGCTTGTTTAACAGCATCCATAACTGAATTGACTACATCATCATGCTTGATTGCTTTGTATTTAGAACCATGCACACCAAGCACATCATTAGTATCAGTGCGTACAATGCAACGAGCCATTGACTCTGGCACTGGTATTGATTCAGATATAAATGTACCATTTTTTACAAGTAAGCTGCGTGTCTCTACTGGGAAAGACCAGCAATCTTCTACTAGGTTGTTACCTATAACTGTTACTCCATCCATAGTTAGTTCTCCTTTAGAATCTTGAGTTACGATAGTGGAAGACAAGGCCCAACCATTTGAGGGTGAACCCACGATCAGTACCGAAATAGCGTGGTACTAAATAGAATTTTCTGTATGTTGTGATACGCATGTTAGTTCTCCTTACTGCATACTTGCAGTATATACTAGGTGTATCAGATTGCAACACCTAATCATCAGATAGATTGCAAACGTGAGGCCACCATATAATGAATAGACCTGCGGCGCATAATAAGAACGCCCAATAGGGTGTGTATCCTCTTTGAATGTTATCGAATCCTGCTAGGATTAATAAAAATCCTAGCGTTGAAATTAAAACAATATCAATTGTAGATTTCATAATTAAAATCTCCTTGTGGATTTGCTGAAGCAGCTTCAGCTTTATATCTTCAGCCCCCTCGCGGGGCGGCTTGCTGGGGATGTGTGTGTGCCATGTGAGCGACCATAAAAAAAGCCCCACTGCCGAAGCAGTGAGGCTGATGTTTGGGTTAAGCGATCTTCTTTTGCAGTGCTTCAAATGCTTCTGCTTGTGATCGTGCTTTTTCCTCAGTGTCTACAAAGAGTTTGCTGTTAGCTTCCTCAAAGTAGTCGAGTAGTCTTTGTGATACCTCCATTTGGTTCTCGTTCCACTGACGGTCATTTGCAAGTTTAACCCAGTCTGGTTCGATCTGTGATCCAGTTTCTTGGTTGAACGTGTGTCCATCCTGTACGATTTGGTCAATCTCCTCTATCTTTTCCAGTTTCTTACTGATTGAATAGTTGAGACTGTTAATGAACCTGCTGAACTCATAATTGAGTTGACTGTATACTGTTCGATTTGTCAGAACATGGTCACGCTGAATGTCAGCTACGAGGTTGTTTTTCACTGTCTTGGTCATCTTAGTTCTCCTGTTGTCTGCCGAGGAACTGCCCTCGGCTTATGCCCCATCCAGATCACGGCTGCTATCCAAAGGCAAGTCAGGCTCGGGCGGCATTAGATGCATTGCCCCAGCCCGCTTGCGCGAAGCGCGACTAAAGCGCGGGCTGGCTTGGCAATCACTAATGGGCGAGACTTGCCACGAGCGATTAGCGAGGGTTTGGATGGCAGTTGTGATGTGGATAATGGGGCTTGCCGAGGTCAGAGCCTCGTCAGATGGCAGGAGACTGACCAAGACGGTGGAAAACAGCCGCTGACATTCGGGGTGAGCATGGGCTGACAAATCCCTTTCGTTGTGTTGTATGAATTGTGCGGTTGACAAGCCGAGACAAAGTGACTGATAGTGGGGGGGAACACAAGGGGGGGCAGTATGACCGAGATTGTGAAGCTTACCGATAAACAGACTGCGCTGGTGGATACACTCGTAGCAACAGGCTGTAGCATTACAGAGGCAGCAAAGCTTGCGGGATATGCTGCGGGAGAATCTGGTAGAGTGAGTGCTAGCAAGGCTTTACGGTTGGGTCATGTGCAAGCGTACATGATGCAACGGATAGGTGAGAGCATCGGGTTGAATGCTACGACTGCTGCTGCAAAGATGGTGAGGTTGGCATCGGGAGCTAAGAGTGAGTATGTACAGCTTGAGGCTAGCAAAGACATCTTGGACAGGGCTGGCTTCAAAGCTCCCGACAAGCACATGCACTTGCACGCTGGCGATATTAGCGTGTCCATAGATCTTGCGTAATACGGTGGGGGGGTTGAAAGTCGGCGGTGTCACTGTCACTGTGGTCTACAACGAACATTAGAGTCGAAAAAGGTTCGATAATATTTTTTTAGTGAGAGGTTTGTCTTATGTGCTTATTTGGTGGCGGTAGCAGTTATCCTGATCTTGGGCCGAAGGATACCAGCCAAGACATTATCAAAAGCAAATACGAGCTTAGTGATGAGAACAAGCAGAGGAATCTTGAGCGTAAGCGTTCTAGTTCATCGCTAGTTAATTTTAATGGGCAGGGTGACAATCCTAATTCCGAGTTCCGTGATGGTCAGGACATTGGTGATTTAAGAGAGAATGATTTTATAAACGATTTCTTTACTGGCCTTGGTCTTCCATCTTATGAGCCGCCAGCAGATAACAGGTCTGACAAAGGCGGCAGTGGTAAAGGGAGACAGAACTGGTAATGGCGACTGAGGCATGGACAAGAAAAGAGGGAAAGAACCCCAAAGGTGGACTCAACGCCAAAGGTCGCGCCTCTTACAAAGGAGGAACCCTCAAGCCGCCAGTAAAGTCAGGAGACAACCCAAGAAGAGCGAGCTTCCTATCGCGGATGGCAGGGAATAGTGGGCCAGAACGCGACTCGAAGGGCAAACCCACACGCTTACTGCTCTCCCTCAGAGCGTGGGGTGCGTCATCAAAGTCTGATGCAAGGGCTAAAGCGAGAGCAATTAGCAAAAGAAACAAAGCAAAGAAAGCGAGGGCATGATGCCTAATGTAGCTGGTAAGAAGTTCCCATACACCAAAGCTGGAATGGCTGCTGCTGCGGTAGGAGCGTTAGGAGCTTTAAGAAATAGAAGTGCTGCTGCAAATAGAATTAAAGGAATGATAGAAAATGATTCTTTTGCAAAAGCAAGAAGAGCAATGACTACAGATGAGGCTATGGGTAATGTATACACAGATGCTATCATGAGAAATAAACCACTTAGAAGACAAGACATGAATCCTGCTATGTTTTTAATGGGTGTTGGCGATGATCCTGTAATACCAGGAATTCAAGCTGGTGCTAAAAAAGGTGGTAGAATTGTTAAAACTAAAAGAGGCGGAAGAGCCGTAAGAAAAGCAAATAGGAGTAAAAAAAAATAATGCCTGGAACAATGATGATGAAAAGACCTATGATGAAAAAAGGTGGAAAGGCTTTAAAGCCTGTTAAGCCAAGTCAAAAAGGTTTAAAAAAATTACCCAGAAAAGTTAGAAACAAAATGGGTTATATGAAAAACGGTGGTAGAGCGAAGTAATGGCTAGACC